ACCGGATGGCCGCGATTTTTTAAGTGGGTCCTACGCACTAATGTTGGTCGGCCAATAGAAACGCTCCCTCAAAGCTTATTTACAAAAATACCCGTTATAAATACTTGGTGGCTAAGTTACAATCAGTAAAATGTGGGATCCACTTTTAAATGATTTTCCGGAGTCTGTGCATGGTCTACGGTGTATGCTTGCCATTAAGTATCTACATTTTGTAGAAAATACATATTCCCCGGATACTTTGGGTTACGATCTCATACGTGATTTGATTTTAGTTATCCGTGCTAGAGATTATGTCGAAGCGACCCGCCGATATAGTCATTTCCACTCCCGCTTCCAAGGTTCGTCGCCGTCTGAACTTCGCCAGCCCATATGGCAACCGTGTAGCTGCCCCCACTGTCCTCGTCACAAACAAAAAGAGTTCATGGGTGAATCGGCCCTTGTTCAGAAAGCCCAAGATGTACAGGATGTATAAAAGCCCAGATGTTCCTCGTGGTTGTGAAGGCCCATGTAAGGTACAGTCATTTGAACAGCGTCATGATATAGCCCATGTGGGCAAGGTAATATGTGTGTCCGATGTCACACGAGGTAATGGGCTGACCCATCGTGTTGGGAAGAGGTTTTGTGTTAAGTCCATTTATGTGTTGGGTAAGATATGGATGGATGAGAATATCAAGACGAAGAATCACACAAATACTGTGATGTTCTTCTTAGTCCGTGATAGAAGGCCTTTTGGTACTCCACAAGATTTCGGTCAGGTCTTTAATATGTATGATAATGAGCCTAGCACTGCAACGGTGAAGAATGACAATAGAGATAGGTTTCAAGTTCTCCGTCGATTCCAGGCTACGGTGACTGGCGGTCAGTATGCGTGCAAAGAACAAGCTCTAGTTAGGAAGTTTATGAAAATCAACAACCATGTTACTTATAATCACCAAGAGGCTGCTAAATATGATAACCATACAGAGAATGCTTTGTTGTTGTATATGGCATGTACTCATGCCAGTAATCCTGTGTATGCTACTTTGAAAATCAGAATTTATTTCTATGATTCTGTTCAAAATTAATAAATTTTAAATGTTATTATATGTGAAAACTGAGCATCGACTGTGCCCTCTATTACATTGTATAGTACATTTGTCATTGCTCTAATTACATTGTTTAAACTAATAACTCCTAAATTGTCTAAATACTTCATACATTGATATTTAAATACCCTCAAGAAATGCGAGGTCTGAGGTTGTAAACGAGTCCAAATCTGGCAAATTAGAAAACACTGGTGTATTCCCAACGCTTTCCTCAGGTTGTAGTTGAATTGAATTTGTATTGTCATGACGTCGTGGTTCTGTAGAAATGGTCTCTGGTTGTGTTGTGTTATTTTGAAATAGAGGGGATTGTTGACTGTCCAGGTATACACGCCATTCTCTGCTTGAGCTGCAGTGATGAGTTCCCCTGTGCGAGAATCCATGTGATGCGCAGTTAATTCCAAGATAATAAGAGCACCCACAAGGAAGATCAACCCTCCGCCTGCGAATTGGTCTCTTCTTCGCTATTTTGTGTTGGACCTTGATTGGCACGTGAGTAGAGTGGCTCGGTGAGGGTGATGAATTCCGCATTCTTTAAAGCCCAGTCTTTGAGTGCGAAATTCTTTTCTTCGTCTAAGTACTCTTTATATGATGATGTTGGCCCTGGATTGCAAAGGAAGATTGTTGGGATACCACCTTTAATTTGAATTGGTTTCCCGTATTTGGTGTCGCTTTGCCAGTCCCTTTGGGCCCCCATGAATTCTTTAAAGTGCTTTAGATAGTGGGGATCGACGTCATCAATGACGTTGTACCATGCCTCATTGTTGTAGACTCTTGGGCTTAGGTCAAGATGACCACACAAGTAATTGTGTGGGCCTAGAGACCTGGCCCAAAGTGTCTTCCCTGTACGACTCTCTCCCTCTACCACAATACTCATGGGTCTCCATGGCCGCGCAGCGGAATCCCTCACGTTCTCGGCAACCCATTCTACAAGTTCTACTGGAACTTGATCAAATGAAGAAGAATTAAAAGGAGAAATATAAACCTCTAATGGAGGTGTAAAAATCCTATCTAAATTACTATTTAAATTATGAAACTGTAAAACAAAATCTTTGGGAGCTTTCTCCCTTAATATATTGAGGGCCTCAGCTTTGGACCCTGAATTGATTGCCTCGGCATATGCGTCGTTGGCAGATTGGCAACCTCCTCTAGCTGATCTTCCATCGACCTGGAAAATTCCATGATCAAGCACGTCTCCGTCTTTCTCCATATAGGTTTTGACATCTGTTGAGCTCTTAGCTCCCTGAATGTTCGGATGGAAATGTGCTGACCTGGTTGGGGATGTGAGGTCGAAGAATCTGTTATTTTTACATTGGAATTTTCCTTCGAATTGGATGAGAATGTGCAGGTGAGGAGCCCCATCTTCGTGAAGCTCTCTGCAAACCCTAATGAATAGCTTATTTGTTGGGGTTTGTAGAGCTTGTATTTGGGAAAGTGCCTCTTCTTTGGTTAGGGAGCAGTGTGGATATGTGAGGAAGTAGTTCTTCGCATTTATCCTGAATTTATTAAGTGGATGCATGTTGACTTGGTCAATCGGTGTCTCTCAAACTTCTCTATGTATCGGTGTATTGGGGTCTTATTTATACCTGGACACTAAATGGCATTTATGTAATTACATAAATTTACCAATGGGTAAAGCGGCCATCCGTTTAATATT